TGGTATCCATATACATGCATTAATTTTGCTTACCATCAGATTTAAAACTGGGTCGGATTTATTGTCTCCGAAGTGACGATGGAGTGAACTTACTCCGGTTGATAGGTTGCGACCCAATCAGCTGCACGTTCATTGTAACTTAAATTGAGTCCAGTACACATGTGAGAAATTCCAGCACGATTTGCAACATCAGTCATCAATTGACGTTGTACCTCGTACTTTTCTTCACCATGATTGAACCATTCACGCAGGGCTCCATCAATGTTTTGTGCACATGCATGTTCTTCTGTTAGAGGGCAGTTCTTACCTCTCATAAAACAATGCAATGATTTGTAGATAGATTTGTCGAGCAAAGCTCCAACATGCACACCCAGCTTGGGGTGATACACACTATCTCTTTTTAGAAATTCAAACTCATCAGGAGGCAAGAATTTCAACAGTTCGGATTCCTTGTCCGGCATAGTGTAAACTTGACCATATTCATCTAGAAAGTGTGAACAATCTTTGATATTAAATTTGTCAAACCCAGGTTTCACCGAACCAATATTGTCATCACCATATGTCATTGCAGCAACACAATCACGAAAAACAGCTCTTTCTTCAAAATTCTCACATGGGTATTGAGTATAGAAAAAGCATCGTAGATTTAATGACCCACAAATACCATTGATGATGACGGTCAACGAGTTCCCACTGATGTGGGTGCCTTCCGTCAAGCCAATCAAATCACCATTGAAAGCAATATAAGCGAACACAATATCGCCAGTCATTGCTTCCATCACACGTATATCTTCATCAGAATAATCACACTCTCTTGCAAAATCAATGAGAATGCGTAAAGCTGCAAAGATCAACTGTGATGGCAATTTTTGATCATATTTACCATAATCACCGCCAAACAAACGATCCATTCCGAATTTTGTGGCATGTTGATGAAATTCTTCCCACTCAGGGCCATGTGAATTAATACCAACAGCACATTCGGAAACCAAAGGATTCATTTGTAAGACACGCAAAATAGGCAAATAATACTTCCGAATGAGATATGTCAAGGATAGTGCATTACCGTAAAAGATTCTACACTTGTCTTTAGTCAAAATTTCATCCTTCTTGCACGCCTTAGCGATCGGATATCCACGTTCACCACGTTTATAACAATCCTCAATGCGCACAATTTCATCCATCAATTCCTTCTCAAGAACACGATTGTTTG